TTTTAATTTAGAGCCAGGATTATCTTTTCTATACTTCTTGACTCCAGCTGAAGTCATTCCCGCCCCACTCTTGGTGGAGCGAAAATATTTTTTTGTCTTCGGTGGTTGCTTATCCTTAGCCATCGAAAAAAGTTGTTACATTATTAGCGACACTAGGAGCAAATTGTATAACACAACCTCTTCTAAATAATACACCATTATCGGGTATATAAGGTGCTAACTGATCTGCTGCTGCTTCTGTGCCAAAAATTACTTTTGCTTCTGTATTAGAAATTTGTTCAGTTGAAATAGATATATCCGCATCTAAATACGTGATATTCCCAGCTGCTGCTTCTCCTATACCATTAAGACCTCTAACTCTTGTTCTTCCTCCAAAAATAATACCTGTCTGTACACTATCTAAAAGAAAACCAACTGTGATATCTCCTGTGATAGCTGCATTGACTGATAAAGAAGTTATAGTATTAAATTCAGCTGAGCCTAAGGTAACATTGGTACTTGCCGCTGGACCAGCGAAAGCCGTGTTAATACTAAGCCCTGAAGGGGATGTTCCTACAACAGTAAACTCTACATCACTATTATCATCACCATTTCCAAATACAGTTATATTTCTTCCCATATTAGTTCCTGAAATAGTAGCCACGCCAGTAGTAACTAAATAACCATTTAAGGTTAAAGCACCAGCTCCAGCTGTCGTTTGAGCATTACAGATAGCAGAGTTTGAAACAGCATTATTAGCTGCTTTCAAAACTTGAACAAATTTACTTTTTACGTCTGATACATTTGCCATTTTATCTCCTTTTCATGTGGGGGCTTTTACCCCCACTAATTAATATCTGTTACGCTGGTGACTCAGTGTAAGTTACATTTCGGTCTTGTGAACCCATGATGTAATCTAATGTTGTCACTCTAGTTCCTGTGGCATTACCTGATATGCTAGCAACACCTAACTTTAATAGAACTGTAGATGCTGGTATATTTGTAGTGCTAACTCCAGCAAACTTTCTATTAACATAAAACTCTACTTTGTCGGTTGTATTACCTTTAGTAAACTTAAAACCTAATGTTACAAAAGTATCATCAGTTAATGTTGATAAAGTTGTGTCTAAGGTTACAAGAGTTGCAGTATCAGTAGCTTCAGTTGCTCCGCCTATGACAGCTGAACCGTCAGTTAAGACAAAAGCGATTAAGTTGGATGAAGCAAACATAGCTTCAGGATTTGTAGTAAAAGTTTCTGTTAACCCTACTATTAGATCTGATTGAGCTACAGTTGAGTTTTTAATTCTAGTTTCAACCCATAATGAATCTCCAACAATTGATGGTGTAGAAAAAGTTTCTAATTTTTGTTGAATAGAAGCTCCATCATCATCTGTAGTTGCAGCTGAAGTCAAAGTAAGCTCACCAGTAGCAGAATCGCCTACTGCAACGGCTGCTCCAGTATCTTTTATAATAGTCCAGTCATTAGTCTCATCAACGGCTCCTGTATTAAAATCATCCATATAATGAAATTGATCAGGCCACATTGATGTGTTTAAGTTTTGTAGTGATGGACGCTGTGCTGAAAATAACAGCGGTCCTTTAAAGTGTGTTCCAGCCATAGTAAACCTCCTTGGTTGTATAGACCTTTCGATACATAGTCTCTATACCGTCTGACAAGCTCAGTGTATGTATCTAAGTGTTAATGCTTGTATATATTGTTATAGAATAAAAAAAGGGCGCAGTAAAGCGCCCTTTAAAAGATTATTTATGATTACGCTTATGCACCTGGTGAGCCAAATACACAACGAGGATCTGAGAATCCAAAAGAATATCTCTCTCTCGCTTTATATCTAACATTACCAGTGTCAAAATCACCTTCCATAGATGTTCTAATTGGGCTTCTTACAAAGTGCTTAAAGCCGTTAGGAACGTCTGTTTTGATGAAGAAAGCATCGATATCAGTTAGGTAGTTATTCACTACATAACCTTCAGGAATCATACCCATATTCTTGATAGCATTAATGTCATTGTCAGCGGTACCAACTCTTAAAGTTGATTCCATTAATCTGTCAGCGACGAATTGTAATGCTGGTGGAATGATAAGTTTTCTTCCTGTAGCAGCAATTAATAAGCCTCTTTCGTCGATGAAAGCTGCAATATCAATTAATGACTGCTCTAAGGATGTTTCATTCAAGTCAGCTGGAACCGCTAATTCATTTCTTAATGGTCCACCGCCGATTGTTGGATGTGCTGTTGACAATAAAGCCACACCGTCACCACCAGGGAAAGCATTGTTGAAACCGTTGTTTAAAACGTTTGCGCCTTTCACCTGTTTAGTGTTTGCCATGGAACGAGCAAGTGCTTTTGTGTAACGAGCTGAGATTCTGTCATAAAGATTATCTTCGACAGCTTCTTCTGTTACTGCAAACGCAAGTGCGATTGTTTCATGTGTGTAACGAGCAGTGAAGGTTTCGTTTGCTGAATCGTAAACGATTGAGCTACCTTCAGGCTTTACTCTAGCATTAGCAAATCCTGATAACATTACTTCTTCTTCGAATGCACGATCGGAAGATTCTGTTTCAAAAATTTGTGCTGCTTGGTTGTCATAACGTGCGTACTCCAGGCCGAATAGTGCATTCAAACCTGGCTCTAACTCTTTAACGAGTTGACTTCTAGATATAGCCATAGTTTAACCTCCTATATTCCTGTTGAGTCTGTTAAAGAATGTAAGTTAATCTTAACAACGATGTTTGCGTTAGCGGTTGTGTAATCGCTATTTTCAACATCTCTGGAAAGTCTTACAATCCTTAAATTAGCGGCTGCATTTTGTGTGAAGCTACTGCCATCTAGTGCAACATTCGAGATACCATTAATGGTGCTTCCCGCTGAATATGTTGCGATGTTAGCATTACTTCCTACTTGTGCTTGACCGCCATTACTATCGTCAATTTTGACCTCAAACTGTTTGTTTGGATCATCAAAGACGTACGCTACGATATCGTCTGCTGCTATACTACCAGGGTAGTAATTGCTGAAAGTTGGTTTTTGAGTAGTTGGATCAGTATAAAAACAACCATTAAAAACGCCAATAAGTTCTGCACCAGCAGTAGAACCAATATCGATAGCTCCGTTAGCCACTAGGATAACGGGATCGCCTTGAAATAAAGCAGAGCCTTCGTTATTCGCAATGACGTATTCATTGGTACCACTTGAATTGTACCCTGAACCGACTTGCTGAATAGGACGAAAACCAAAGTTTCCACTCATATTTGCCATGTTCTTACTCCTTTAATTTACTTTAGTTATCAGATTTTTTACTTCTGTTGCCGCCTAAAGTTACATTATTCTGCCTATCGACATTCATAGGCATTGATGGATGTTGTTCTCTTAAAGCATCTGTTTCCCAAGCTTCAGTTTGATCTTGGGTTTTTTTGTCGTAATAAGCATCACGCTCTTTTGCAGTTACTTCAGGCATTCTTGCTAATAGCAAGTCACCTACACTAATGACACCCTTAAAGGTTTGGTTGGATCCTGAGTACATGCTGTATGCGGAATCAGGGTAAGCATCTGCTCTCACTAATTCCCATCCCTCACGTAATTTCGCATTAATGTTTTTTGAGTCGTCGACGCCATTAATACGCTCTCTTATCCAACGTTGCCTAAATCCATTAGGGCACGGCGGGGCATCTAATTGAGATGGTGGAGCCCAAGGCTTACGCGAAGCAGTGTTCTCCCTTGTTTGTGCACTTCTTGGTGTTTTCATTTTACTATCTTCTGTCATTCTATACTCCTATACATATTTAGCGTACTCAGATAAGGGAACCCCTAGCTTTTTCGCTATTTTGACCTGACTAGGAGTTAACCTGACAGATTTGTTGCGTCCTGTGGTTGCAGACCTTGTTGCAGAAGAAACAGGTTGGACGTAATCCTCTCTTCTATTTGCCTGATCCTCGGCTCTTGCCGAAGGAAACTTGTCACTAACTCTTTTAGTTAACTCATCATAGTATTCATCTGATTCAGTGTCAAATCCTTCTGCTACTAAACCACGATGTACTCTTTTGGCATGATCGGTCTTATCTATGTCTGTATTGAACCAAGAGTTCTTTTCAGCCCATGCGATAGCTTTCTGTGA